TACTAGGCAAGAATAAGCTCGCACGTGAATTTTAGGCCCAAGTTGGTAAGATGTGTCTTTGGTTTTTGATTTAAGGTTTCAAAATTCGTGTGAAGGAGATTGGAGCCGCTCTTAAGGAGCGTTATGGTGAACCTTTGATGGACACTATCGTGCTGACCCTGGTATCAATTGGAACTTTTATTGCATTCTTTAAAGTTCTGTTGTGGGCATTTGTGCCCCCCAAGGATGATAAGAAGCTGTAAGGTTCTGTTCCAGAATGGGAGTGTGTGAGTAGGGAAATTGGTTCCAAACCAACCCCTCGTTATGATGAAACTCCTAATGTCTGGGCACAGGATGAGATTATGTGTCACAAGGATGATCTAAGCAAAGGTTCTGCTTCACTTGCAAAGGTGAATAAGGAGAGCTTCTGCTTATTGATGGAACGTAATGTGACGCATATCACTGTGCGATACTTTGACCCCAATCATGAGGATGGGACACATATGGTAGCAGAAGGAAATGCCTTCTGTGTTGGTGGTCATGTTTGGATGACAAACAATCATGTGATTCCCATTGGATTTGGTCAGTATGAGATGACAGTTCAGTACGAGAAGGATGCCCCTGTTGGAAAGAATGACAAAAAGACAATACTGGAAAAAGATATCTACAGAAATGTGGAGAAAGATGTTGTCTTCTTTACTCTGGGTAATGACGCTCGTCGGATTGCAACGGAATTTTTCCCCAAGAATCCATTGAAGGGTGCGACTTTCGCAGGTCGCATTATTTCGAAGGAAAAAGATGGTTCCACGTGTGTCCGTACTATCAATCGTCTCGTGCACCGAACTTGCAACATTGTCAAGTTGAATCAAACCATGGATGGATGGACTGGTGTAGTTGAACAGAAGAAAACCGAATGTGGTGATTGTGGTTCAATCTATATTGGTTTTTCCAATGTTGGTCCCGTTTTGCTTGGTCTGCATCAGACTGGAAATGGTCTGCAGGCTGCTTGTACAGAAATTTTGCACAAGGATGTCACTGATGCTATTGCTCATTTCAAGCTTCCAGTTGTTGATCAAGGCACTTGTCAAAGTGAAGTTTTCACTGGTCTTGGAAAACTGCACCCCCGTAGTCCGTTCAATTATGTTGAAGCAGGACGCGGCACTGTGCTTGGTTCCTACCATCAAGGCTTCATTGCGGAAGGCAAATCGAAGGTTTGTGATAGCTTGATGAAGGAAGAGGCTGAAAAGCATGGTTTTGTACAACGTTGTGGCAAACCTTGTATGTCTGGATGGGAGCCAAAGAGATTGGGAATGATTGATGTCGTTTCACAAACATCTAAGGTTTCACATTCAGATGTGCAGGAATGTGCAGAAGCATTTGCATCGGAGATTCTGTTGAAGCTTGACCCCAAAGATTTGGAAGAGGTGATCATTGTAGATGATATGACCGCAATCAATGGGTTTCCAGGTATCAAATTCTTGGATAAGATGAAGAGAAACACAAGTATGGGTTTCCCCTATCGACGATCGAAGAAATACTATCTCGAGGCACTAGGAGAGTGCGAGGAGTGGTCTGATGCCGTAGATTTCAAAGCTGAAGTGTATCCAGAAATTGATCGAATTTGTCATGCTTATCTCAAGAAAGAACGAGCACATCCTATGTTCGTTTCAGCATTGAAAGATGAGCCAGTCACATTCGCAAAGATCGAAGCAAAGAAAACACGTGTGTTCTCAATGTGCTCAGCTGCTTTTAGCTTTGTTGTGCGTAAGTTTCTGCTGACGTTTATTCGTCTGTTTCAGAAGAATTCGTACATCTTTGAAGGAGCACCAGGCATGAATTGTACTTCGAAGGAATGGGGAGTTCTCTACCGCTATTTGACGCAATTTGGAAAGAAGGCGTGTATTGCGGGAGACTTCTCAAAGTTCGATAAGCACATGGACCCGATTTTCATCCTGTTTGCTTTCGTTGTGATTGCTCGCATCTTGGAAGCTGCTGGATGGCCTCGATGGGCACTAGATGTAGTTGCCTGTATTGCTGAAGATATTGCTTACCCTTTGACTGACTTTTTCGGAGATCTCATAGAGTTCTGGGGGTCCAATCCCTCGGGTCAACCTCTCACTGTGATCATCAATTGTTTGGTGAATTCCTTGTACATGCGGTTTGTCTTTAAGTATGAAGTGGTGGATGGTAAGATTCAACTTATTGACTTCAAGATGTACATTGCTCTGATGACCTATGGTGATGATAATGCTATGAACGTGTGTGAGGCTGTTCGTAACAAGTTCAATCACTGCATCATCCAAGCCCGTTTGGCAACGATTGATGTGGTGTATACCATGGCAGAGAAAGAAGCAAAATCTGTACCATTTCTTGATATTTCTGAGATCTCATTTCTGAAGCGCAAGTGGCGTTGGGATGAAGACATTCAAGAGTGGTGTGCTCCTTTGGATTGGACAAGCTTGGACAAGATGATGACGACTTGGTTGCCATCAAATTTTACTGCTGATGAAGAACATGCTATTGATGTTATTGGCAGCGCCGTGCGTGAGACTTTTCACTATGGCAAACAACCCTTCTTGCATTGGACTGAGCAATTGAAAGAGATTGTGCGTGCATGTAAGTTGGAGTCGTGG